CGGGAGCCGTATAAGTACCATTGGCTGTAATATCCAGTGCCTCAATCGCAGGTTCGCCACCACTTGCCACAACCACAATGTTCTTATCGCAATATTTCCCCGCCGTCAGGAGTCGTGTTGAAGTGCCACCAGCTACCTCAATATTCAGTTCGCTCATACAGCTTCAACCTCCCCTCCATACACAGGCAGAGCCGCAACAGTAGCCGCCACGATCTCAGCCTTATCTTCCTCAGTCCAGTAGTCAGTACCTCTTACGGGCGTATAACCATCTGCACCCGCTTCACCAGGAGCACCTGTTGCGCCCGTAGCACCAGTCTCACCCTGAGCTGCTACACCAGTGTCAGTCTCACCGATGAACCAGTTGCCATTATCACCGATGTGGGGAGTAACGCCGTCCTCGCCGTCAGCACCTGCGGCACCATCAGCACCCGCAGTGCCAGTAATTCTGGTTTCTACGCCAGTCGTATAGCATTTCCAATAGGTGCTGTCATACTGGCTGTTTACTTTGAATGTCGCAAAATAGGTAACAGCGGGTGTAGTATTGTCATGCACAAAAAAAGTCGCAAAAATATCTCCCACTTTAGGGGTTCGTGAGAAAAAGGATTTTGCAAACAGATATGTGTTATTCGTGCCAGTAACACGCTCGGACTCATACATACGCTCACTTGTCATCAGAGCATCTGCGCCAGTAGCGCCCGTAGCACCGGTGGCACCAGTAGCACCATCCTTGCCGTCCTCACCATCGAAGTAGTCAACACCTTTAACGGGAGTGTAGCCATCTGCGCCATCCTTGCCATCAAAATAGTCCACGCCCTTTACTGGTGTGTAACCATCCTTGCCGTCAACGCCGTCTTCACCATCGAAGTAATCAACGCCCTTGACAGGCTTCAGAGCCTCAAGCTGCTCCGGTGTAAAGTCCTCATAGGTGAATGCCTCACCCTTGATATTTGCGCCCTCAGCGGGAGCCATACTCTCGTCAGAGGGAATCCAAGTCAGGTTGCCATGCTCGTCTACAGAGGGAGTGTAGTAGCCGCCGTCATCGCCCTTGAGCATCTGCTTCTGGAGAGCGATTGAACCGCCAGCCTTTTGAAGTTCAATACCCATTTAGCTCCCTCCTTTACTTAAAATAAATCGGTGTCTGGAAACACAGTGTGTTATCCTCTTGGCTGATACTGTAGGTGTATCTGCCTTTCAGTCCAGTTGTTTCAGAAGCGGGGAGCTTGAATGTCCAAAGCCCGCTTCCCAAATAATCGCCATCAGCGGAGTAAATAACCTCGCCGTCTTTGTCATGCAGCCTAAAGCCACACCCGCTCTCAATGGCATCACCATACTCGTCGGTGATTGTTGCTGAGATGCCGATGTCCTCGCCTGCAGTGGCTCTAATGGCGTCATAGATATATTCCAATGCCATAAGCATCCTCCTCATAAACCAAGAGCCTGTTTGCTCAATGTTTTCAGTTTTGTGTTGGTGTAAATATCACTGTAAGCATATCGACAAGCATCAATGGCGTGGCTCCACTCGTGAGTTGTATCCTCTGTCCATTCGCCAGTTTGTTTGCTTTTTACATAGGAGAAGTTCTCCAGTTCAGTAATGAAGTTCTTACACTTCGGGTGAACAACAATCCTGTGATCCTGCAGGAACATAAGCCCTGCCTTTACGCTGTCCTTGCCCTTGGCACACGCCTCAGCTCTGATACCCTCGTTCCTAAAGAACTGGATACTACGAGGTTCAGCAGCGTCCACGAATATCTTTGTGCGATGCAGGTTCATATCCTTTACCGCAGTCGCCAGTTCAGACAACTGACACCCGCTCTTGTAGAACTCATTGAACACATAAATAGTCCGGTTGGCCTTGTCGTAGAGCGAATCAATGATTGCACTCTTATCTATCCAACCCAAGTCCATACCGGCTCTGTGTTCTAAGCCAGCCGCCGCCAGCTCCATAGGATCAAACTCTTCCTCTTTCCAGTTGGTAATAACCAAGCCCTCAGCATCAACGCCCCAAATGCCATCACAGAATACCCTTGCCTTAGCGGGGTTTCGTGTGTACATTTCCTCAAGCTCTCGCACATACTCGTCATTCAAGAAAGGATTGTCCCTGAATGTGGAGTGTGTGTACACGAATGACTCTGGCGGGTTTACCTCACAGAAGTCATAGAGCCAGTGATTGCGGTTGATAGGGTTCCACGCCATCAGAATCTGCTGATTGGGTGTATCGCCACGCAGACGCAGGTTGAGCTGCTCCACGATAGGCTTAGGCACCTCATACGCTTCCTCGATAAAGATAGCGCCAATGTTGTTCAGAGAGAGTAGCTTCGTCTCTTCGTCCAAGCCCATGAAGATAATCTCCGAGCCGTTAGGGAATTTGATGTTGAAGTCCGTCTCACGAATCTTCACATAGGGAGTCAGTTTCCATCTGGTGAGAATATCCTTGAACAGGCTGAAGCAGGTGTTTCTCAGCGTTGTACCATAGCGCCTACACACCAGAATCCTAATCTTCTCACTGCAAGCCCTGATAATCAGCTTCTGCGTGATGAAGTAGCTCTTAGCCGAGCCAGCACTGCCCATGTAACATTCCCATCGGTGCGAATAGTCAAAGAGCAGAGGGAAGAACTTTGGCACGAACAAGCCTTTCTCAAGGCTCAAATTGATGTTCGCCATATCCCTCTTACTCCTTTACAGAGATGTTGATGCTGATGTCTCCCTTCATCTCTGTCTCAATCTTGTCTGTCGGCTTCTGTCCGATTGTGTCACGCATAACCTCGTAAGCCTTGGTGTCGCCACTCTTGACTTTCTTCATCAGCGCAATCGTAACAGCCGTCCAGTTATCAATATCTGGATTCTCTTCACAAGGCTGAGAGAGAGCCAGCTCAAGCAGCTCTTTCAGCTCCTTTTTCTTGCGTCTGGCCTCACCTGAAGCCTTACCACCTTTTACTCGGATTTCCCTTTGCTCCTCCTTTGTTCTCTCAGTCAGAGGAATAAGATTTTCCTTACCACTTTTGCCGTTCGCCATCCTCTCTCACCACCTTTCTTCGTTATTTCTTATTTCTGTACAGTCGTAATAAAGGCATCTGTAAAGCCCGCTGCCTTGATTTTCTTCAGGTAAGCCTCTGCATTAGCCTTAACGCTAAAAGCGCCCACCTGCACTCTGTAAAGCGTTTTAGAGGCCGTTTCTGTGGCACCCAGACGCTTGTTTACCTCTGCAGCAATCTCGTCATGGCGCTCGTACAGATAGTCGCCAGGACACGCCTTGTTAGCAAAGTCACGGTGAACAGTCATGTTGCAACCGTTCCTATGATTTACTCTGTCACTCTTGTTTGTGCTCCACACGAGCTTCTTGATGCCGTTGCGCTTGCAAATATCAGTCACCAAGTCAATCAGAGCCTTGTACGCCGCATCAGTCACGGCATAAGGATGTGTGGTATCACTTGCCACCTCAATCGTGATAGCACGGTGATCGTTGTCACGATTAGAAGAACACCAGCTTCTGTCCTTTTCATCGACGGACAGGCCGATAGAGCCATCCTTGCCTACAACATAGTTGGCAGAGCATTCTCTGTCAGTTGTAGCGAAATAGTCACAGCCCTGCTTAGCAGTCCACTGTCCAACGATGCAGTGGATGGTAATTGTATCAATCGCATGATTTCTGGGGCTTGTCTTGTTGTTGGTGATTCTCGTATAAGTCACCAGAGAACTATTGGACATATCATCCTCTCCTTCCTGAAACGCAGAAAAGGGACAGCCGCAAAGCCATCCCTTTCCGTTATATTTAGAATTTCATTTTGAGGCTGTAAGGCCACTGCACGATGTTTTTGGGGATATACACCTTGTCACCGTTGGCACACTTTATCTCGTTGTAGTCGATGACGGCATCAATCATGCCATAGTCCCGAGCTTTTGCCAGAGAAAAGAGCGTACCGTAAGTAGTCTGCTCGCCATGATTCTTCACATAGTCTCGTCCCTCTTTGTAATGCGCTTTGAGTAGCTGGAAGTCGATGATATAAATCTTCTGCGCCTTGACAGAGATGATTGCGATGTAGTCGTAGTCGGATGCCATGTTGCCCGGACGATACTCACCAGTCTCCTCATAGTACACTTCCTCTTCGCAGAGGATGTTGTGTGTCTCCGCAATCTTGGAGTCCATCTTGACATCAATCAGATAATGCTTGTCCTCACCAGAGTCATAAACATCAATGTCACCCTTGTAGTAGTAATCCCTGTTATCGCTCACATCGGAAATCTCGTACTTGTCTTTTGAACAGTTCCGCAGGACATCCAGAACGATGCCCTCACCAACCTTAGCCTTTCTTAAATCGCTGAAAAAGTTGCTTACCATATTTCATACCTCAATTCATACTGTTATCTCCTTTCATTCATCCCTTTAATTCCAATCAAAAAAGCCCAGAGCCGAAACTCTGAGCTGTAGCTATTTACTTTTCCTCAGTCATCAAGATGATATCAATCGGTGCAAGATTCAGAAAGTTGCCAATCTGGAAATCTGACAGCCCCAATCTCGCCATACGAAGCACCTTGTCCTTTACAGGGATGTCCAAAGACGCAATCTTTGCTCCCTGCTTCATCTGTTCATCATATCCAAAATCGATTTCAGAAGCATACCCTACTAATTTATCAGGTTCAATAAAAATATCTCCCTTGGTTAGCCTTGCAAGTTCTTCTTTCTTCTGCCGTTCCATTTCTTCATAATCAACAGAAGCTTCTGTAACAGTATTATTTGCCGATTTCCCGTTACAACCACAGAATAAAAAAATTGTGAGTAAACAGAAGAATAAATATATATTTAAAT